TCGCGGCCCTTGCGAACAGGTGCGGGCTGTGGATTCGTTACGGATGTCAGGCTACGACGAGTACAAATCTATCGACTGAGGAAATGACCGTTTATGGTACTTGGGCGTCGGAAACAGCCGAGGGTGCGTGGAACAACGCCGAGGGTCGAATGCCAACGGAAAACGGAGACCGAAAGCGTGATGATGTTTGAAGGCCGGCCCGCTCCTCTGTCGGATGGGAATGGTAGGCGAAGACAGGTGGCAAGCTGCCGAACTGCACTCTGCTCGCCCCGATCAGTCGCGGGAGCCGACGGCGGTGGTATTAGTCGCTGCGCTCCAGCTAGATAGGGATGCAGATGTAACCAACCGGCTCTGGGGATGCTTTGTCGGCTCTCTCACTCGGCTCTCCCCGTGGATCGGCTCCAGTCGGCTCGATGCCACATCGAACACTACTACCCAGCAGATACAGGTGGGTCGAATTCACTCGGCGGGGGGGCGACGGCAGCGGCGGTCAAATATATAGTTCCCACCCAGATACAAAAAACGGTAAAACTGAAAAGGCTGGAGCCCTTTAAGAATAACCTTTTGGCTGTATATTCCATTTTGTTCTAAGTCTCAGTGTTGCGGTTATGTGGTATTAGTATAGGATAGGGGGGGTAAGGCGGGCTTAATAAGCTTATTTAAAATTAAGGTGGAAAAGAAATGAACGAGAAGCCAGATCCCAGAGATAGCGTTGAATACCGCTCTATTGATTACTATTCAATGTGCGAGAAGTCTAAACAGCAGGTTAAGTCTATGCAGGATGCGGGTTATTCTACCATGCATGATGCCAAGGCTACGCCAGAAGAGGCTGAATCTAAGGGCATGGGTGGATATTCCATCATTATGATGGGCAAGTAATGCCTGTTGAAGACATTGATATCCACGACCAAATAGAAAGGCTGACTAACAGCCTTTTTTTGCTTTCGGATAGTTTATCTGCTATTGAGGAATCTTTAACCGAGCTTATTGAGTTAGCAAAGGACAGTAAAGAAGACGATGGATAATGCAGAGATACCTGTACCCATAGATGATAAGCCAAAAAAAAGAACCCAATCATCAGGCAGGCCAACACAAAAAGACTTAGCCAGTAACTCCCGCCGTGGCAGGGGAAAGATAGGCAGGCCCAAGGGTGATGCGGGGATCATTAACGAGTATAAGGCTCGTATGCTAGCGTCCCCTAAGTCTAGGAAGGTGCTGGATACCATATTTGATGCGGCACTTGACCATGACCACAAGAATCAAGCCGCAGCTTGGAAGCTGGTAATGGATAGAATCCTACCTGTAGCCGCATTTGAGAAGGATGTGGTACAAAGCGGTGGTAAGTCTGCCATTCAGATAAACATTACTGGCGTTGGAGCGGCTGAGGTGTCTGATAGCCCTACCATTAACCAGACCACAATAGACGGGGACTCTGGTGAAGTACTTTAATATTGAAGAGTTTAACTGTCAGGAAACAGGGGAAAACAAAATGAACCCTGAATTTCTTGAAAAGCTTGATGAGTTACGGCATGAGTGCAAGTTTCCTTTTACAATTACATCAGGCTACCGCGATCCATCCCACAGCCTTGAAGTTAAAAAAGAACACCCAGGCATGCACACAAAGGGTATAGCCGCAGACATATACGTGAGCAATGGGGTAGATCGCTTTAAACTACTAATTACTGCTTTTAATATGGGATTTACGGGGATTGGGGTAGCCAAGACGTTTATTCATGTAGATACTCGGACAAGTCAGCCCGTAGTCTGGACATATCAATAATGCTATATACCAAGCACGCAACAGTTACCAGCACAGCAGAGGTTGTTGTTTTAACAGTCCCTGCGGGATTTGTTGCTCATGTAAGTTATTTGTTGGTGGCTAATAATGGCGGATCAACAAACGCCTGCACTCTTTACTTTGACGACGGCACGAATGAGCTTCATTTGTTAGATGCCAAAAACATTAGCAGTAAAAACAGTGAAGAGTTTTATCGCGGAATATTTGTTATGCAGCCAGGAGAACAGGTCAAGGCTCAAACGGGATCATCAGGTGATGTTGAGTTTGCAGTAACGCTTGACCTTCTTGAAGCTCCATCTACGCTTGTAAACTTTTCCTAATGTCTGATTTGAATGTAGAGTTATTGCCTTGGCAGCAGGATGTATATTCTGACCCTACTCGCTTTAAGGTAGTTGCCGCAGGCAGGCGTACAGGCAAGTCTAGGCTGGCTGCATGGCTATTAATCATTAATGGCCTTCAGGCCGATAGGGGTCATGTGTTTTATGTCGCCCCAACTCAGGGGCAGGCTAGGGATATCATGTGGCAAACTCTCCTAGAGTTAGGTCATCCAGTTATATCAGGCTCTCATATTAATAACCTACAGATTAAACTTGTAAATGGAGCAACAATCAGCCTTAAAGGCGCAGATAGACCCGAAACAATGCGGGGTGTGTCTTTAAAATACCTCGTAATGGACGAGTATGCCGACATGAAGCCTGACGTTTGGGAGCAAATACTGCGCCCAGCACTAGCAGACCAGAAAGGTGAGGCGCTTTTTATTGGAACTCCGATGGGTCGAAACCATTTTTACGATCTTTATAAGTATTCAGAGCTTGGAGATGACGAAACTTATAAGGGCTGGCACTTTACAAGCTATGATAACCCTATACTAGACCCTAATGAGATTGATATTGCAAAGAAATCAATGTCAAGTTATGCGTTTAGGCAAGAGTTTATGGCTTCTTTTGAGGCTAGAGGCTCTGAAATGTTTAAAGAGGATTGGGTTAAGTTTGGTAATTGCCCAGATGAGGGTGATTACTATATAGCAGTTGACCTTGCTGGCTTTGAGGACGTTAACAAGAAGCGTACAAAAAGCACTAATCTAGATGAAACTGCTATTGCGGTTGCAAAAGTAAACCCAGACGGGTGGTTTATAGAAAATATTATTTATGGGCGCTGGGATTTAAACGAAACAGCAATGAAGATTTTTCAAGCTGTAAGAGATTATCGCCCCATTAGCGTAGGAATTGAGCGTGGCATAGCAAAGCAAGCAGTAATGTCCCCGTTGACAGATCTTATGAAGCGATATGGTATGTTTTTCCGTGTTGAAGAGCTAACTCATGGGAACAAAAAGAAAACTGATAGGGTTATGTGGGCCTTGCAAGGGCGTTTTGAAAATGGTTATGTTACTTTAAACAAAGGGGAGTGGAATACGCGGTTTCTTGACCAGCTATTTCAGTTTCCAGATGCCTTGACGCATGATGACTTGGTTGATGCGCTAGCTTACATAGACCAGCTGGCCCAAGTTGCATACGATTACGAGTATGAAATTGACGACCACGAAATTTTAGATGTGGTATCGGGATATTAATATGGCAGAAGATATTTACAACCCAGATCCAATAATGATCCAAGAATCTCTTTCAGAATGGGTTATGACCAAGTGTGAAAACTGGCGGGATTACTATGAGTCAAACTACGAAGACAAGTTTGAAGAGTATTATAGACTTTGGCGTGGGCAGTGGGATCCATCGGACTCTCAAAGAGCATCTGAAAGATCTAGAATTATTGCTCCTGCGCTGCAACAGGCGGTTGAGTCAAATGTTGCAGAGCTTGAAGAGGCTACCTTTGGTCGTGGAAAGTGGTTTGACATTGCTGATGATTTCACTGACGGTCAAAAGCAAGATGCTTTGTATTTACGCAAAAAACTTGGGGAAGACTTTGAAGCCTGCATGGTGCGAAAAGCTGTTGCAGAGTGTCTTATTAACTCGGCTGTATTCGGAACTGGCATTGGCGAAGTGGTCATTGAGGAAATTAAAGAAATGGCTCCGGCGTCAGAGCCGATCATGGGCGGCGACCTTCAAGCGGTTGGTGTAAATATTACTGACAGAGTTGTTGTAAAACTTAAGCCTGTACTTCCGCAAAATTTTCTTATTGATCCTGTGGCAACATCAGTTGATGACGCTTATGGCGTAGCAGTTGATGAGTTTGTAAGCAAGCACACCGTTGAGTTGCTGCAAGAGCAGGGCGCTTACATGGAGGGGCCAATCGAATCGGCGGCTCCAGACTCTGATCTTGAGCCAGACCAAGACTTTACAATATATAACGACGATAAAGTTCGATTAACAAAGTATTATGGCCTTGTGCCAAAAGAGCTTTTAGAAGCTGAAGATATTGAGGTTGAAGAAGACTCAAAGTATGTCGAGGCTATTGTTGTTATAGCAAATGGCGGGACATTGCTTAAGGCAGCTAAAAATCCATACATGATGGGCGACAGGCCTGTTGTTGCTTTTCCTTGGGATGTAGTGCCAGGGAGATTTTGGGGTCGTGGTGTATGTGAGAAAGGCTATAACAGCCAGAAGGCGCTTGATACAGAGCTTCGCGCCCGTATAGATGCATTAAGCCTTACAATTCACCCAATGATTGCAGTGGATGCAACAAGGCTTCCAAGGGGTGCCAAGCCAGAAGTTCGCCCTGGCAAAATGATTTTAACTAATGGAGATCCGCGTGAAGTCTTACAGCCTTTCAACTTT